TTAAAAAATATGAATAAAATAGTTGATTACGATTGGGAAAATGTTTTTAATGTTAATCCGGTTAAAAATCTTAAAAAAACTGGATTATATAGAGCTAAAGTTGTAGAGACTAATGACCCATTAAATATTAATAGGGTAAGAATAATAGTTCCGGATTTACATGATTATGATTTAAATCCATCATTTTGTCCATGGGCATGTGCGGCACCAATGATTGGTGGACGCGGCTCATTTTATTTTGTTGCTCCGACGATTGGAGATTGGGTGTGGGTCAGGTTTGAAAAGAACGATCCACATGCTCCAGTATATCTTGGTTTTGCTAATCCAACTAGAAGAGGACATTATGCAATTCCGCAGATCCACACTCCAACAACGCCAATATTGAATGAAGATGGAAAAGTTGTTCAGAGAGAGAAAGCATATGATAATAAGTATCTACCAAAAGATGGTAGACCAATGAAAACTGGTTGGGTTGATACTTATGGAAATATGGATTTTTCAAGTGCTGTTGGATATTTTCCAGTAGAGCACAATATCAAACCAGCACCAACTGATTTGGGTAAAGTTGATAATGATAATATTTTATCTAGATTCACGGCACCAAAAGTTAATGATCCAGATTTAAAGTATATGCTACGTATGACTAAATATGGGCATATTTTCTTAATGAGTGATCAAGGATACTATTGGCAAAAACAAACAAATAATAGTCCTGGAAGCAAATCAGAAATTGGTGAGTTTGTTGGAGATCAAGATCAAGATTATAAGTATGAAGCTAAAAGATGGTTAGCAATTCAACGATTATTATCTGAAGATGATCCAACATCAAAAGATCGTCGTCGAATGTTACAAATGACGCGATATGGTCATATATTTGATATGCGTGACGTTGGTTGGGGGCAGTTAGGCCCAGTTCCATCTAAATCACGAAATGGTGAATATGGTCCACCAACATTTATAAGCTCAGAAAAGAAACGTGATCAGAGATTTATAAGATTAAGAACTAAAGGTGGAATGTATTTCATTATGGGTGATAGAGGTTTTCATCCTAATGAAGATAAAAATGTTAAAAGATTATTATATGATGATTTAAAGAAACAAGATGAAGATTTAGAAAATTACTGGGGTGGCACAAAAGACGCACGTTTTATTGGGTTTATGACAAGATATGGATATAAGTTTATTTTAGATGACAGAGGTAGTGATAACAAAGATGCTACTAATAAAGAATTACCAAGAGGAATGGGTATTTTATTAAAAGGTCGTCGTAGTCCTGGAACATATGGTAAAGAAAAAGTTGGACCATCGCGTGGTTTCTTTTTTCAAGTGCTTGAACGTGATGATATGAACAGTCTTATGATGGGTAGTCCATTGGGACATTGTTTAGAAATGAGTGATAAATATCAATATACAATGTTAGCAACAACAATGGGTCGTAAGTGGTCGTCAAAATGGAAAGGATTTAAAGAACATGAATATAACATTAAACCAATGATGTCACGAAATCCAGAAAAATCGTCGCATCATTTAAAGTTAGATCATTATAATGAATATATTAGATTAAAAACACGTGGCGGACGTGGTGTAGCACCAGTTTTGGGTGTTGATGTTGGTGTTAAGAAGCGTGAATTACAACAAGGATTTGAAGCTCGCGATGGTGCTGATGGTGATGGACCATGGGTTGAATTGGTTGATTCTCAAAGTCGTGGTATTTGGTGTTCTAAAACTGAAGGATTGTTAATTCTTAGAGGAAAGAAACGCAAAAAATTGTATACGTGGATGAGCGATAAAACCAAAGAAATAGTTATATATAATGGTGAATCTGGTGGTAAAACTAAAATTTATTGTAAAGGATCTATTGAATTAGTATCTGGTGGTGATATAAGTATTGAAGCTAATAGATTTGTTAATATTAAAGCTAGACAGATTAGAATGCAAAGTGAAGGAGCTAAATTCACAATTGCTAGAAATATTTCAACAGATACTAGAATAAATGCAGTTCAATTTAATGGTTTTTTACCAGGAGCCATGCCTGGTCCTGGTGCTCAAGTTTCAAGACCAGGTGGATCTACTGTAGAAAATTTAGAACGACCTAAAATTCCAGAAAAAATTGAACCATCTGATCGTGGCCAAACGTACAATGGACCATTTATTGGTATGAATGGTGACAAAATAAATCCTGAAATTAAACAACAATAATGATAATTAATTATCCAACTGGGTTTTATAAATCAATTTTACCACCATTATCTAATACGAGTGATAAAGTTGTTACAATTGTGAGTAATAACCCACCACCACGTGGTACATTGTTTTTTAATAAAATAAGCCTTAAATTAGCTTCATCTTCTTCACCATTAATATCTTCTGAACCAAACAATGAACAAATAAATGGTATATTGAAGTCTTTTAGAAACACTTCAGTGGCTAGTATTCCAATTAGACCAATTGGTTCTGTTATAGAATTTACTGATTCATATGCTGATTCGACTAATATTGATGCTAGCAGCGATCTAATACAGAATGATTATTTTAGTAGATTTGGTGATGATTTAATAAATCCAATAAATAATAAATTAATCAAAGCGTATAGAAAATTTCAGAATTTATTAATTACAACAACTCAAGAATTACAAAATTTGTATGTTAGTATGACTAATTATGAAAGAGAATCAAATGCGGCTATTGCTAGTTTGGATGCTGTAAATCAAGCTTTGACATTGGAACCAGATGATCAAGATTTATTAGATGTACGAAATGATTTACAACAGAAAATAGATAGTAATAATAGTAATATCATTGATATTAATAGTAAAATTGATATTTTGTTAGATAAGAAATCAAAATATCAAGATTCTATTAGAGAATTGGTTAAGGTTATACAATGAGTTCTAGATATATTGGATTCAATCCACCGTTTGTTGGTGGTTCACAGAAGATTATGAGTCGTCAAGATGATGAAAGATTGATTCGTAATGATATTATTCAAAATTTGTTAACATTACCTGGCGAATTGCCTTTTAGACCAGATTTTGGCGTTAATCTTCGTAATTTTTTGTTTGAAAAATTGGATGAGCATTCTTTACAATCATTAAAGTACGAAATTGAAAATCAATTATTATTTAATGATCCTAGATTGATAATATTGAAATTAAATATTATTCCGATATATGATACATCTTCTTTAGAGATAACTTTATTAGTTACTTTAAGAGAAGATCCTGATAAAAATATTGAAATAAAACGATTAATTAAGGTACTGTCGGGGAATAATGATGTCAGCTAATATTGTTGTGCCAGTTAATGAGTTTGCTACTAGTTTACCTCACGCTAATTTGCGTCGAATTGATTTTACGGCTTTAGATTATAATACTAATCGTTTAGCATTAATTGAATATGTTAAAACATACTATCCTAATGATTTTAATGATTTTGTTTCTAGTAATGGTTTTATAATTTTAATGGATATTTTGGCTTCTTTAACTGATAAATTAGCCTTGCGTGGTGATTTATTAGCTAATGAAGCTTTTTTAAATACAGCTATTTCTGAAGAGGCTGTAGAAAATCATCTTAATCTTATTGGTCAATCGATAATTAGACAGACACCATCTACTACAGATGTTGAATGTACGTTAAATAATATTGCGTTTATTGATACCATAATACCAGCTGGTCAAAAAGTGACTGTACAAGGACCAAATAATATACAAATTCCATATGAGATTTATAAAAGTCCTGGTAATTGGACTGATGATATAATAATACCTGCTGGTAAACGTGGTGTTGTAGCTTGGGGGGTGCAAGGTGAATTTGGATCTCCATATTCTATTACAGCACTCGGTGGTAAAAATCAGCAATATATAATACAAGATGATAATATATTGCAAAGTCCGATTTATGTTGATATTACATATGGTGATTCTACTACATCGTGGAAAGTAATTTTTGATCCAATTCAATTGTATGGTTCTAGAGATGAAGTTGTTGAAATAAAATTCTACACAACAATGGACGGTAATCCGTCTATGATTTTAATGTTTGGTGATGATATTAATGGAAAATCACCATTGCCTGGTTCTCAAATTGTGGTTAAATATCGTGTTGGTGGTGGTTCTATTGGTCGTATATCTGCTGGAGCTATTAACACCAGTTTACCAATAAGAAACGAAGGAAGAACACCAAGCGTGAGCTTTAGAAACATTTCGGCAAGCGTAGGCGGCACTGATTTAGAAACGTTAACCGAAGTTAAAAGAAGGGCTCCAAAAACGTATTCGTTGCATGGTGCATTGGTTTCAGCGACTGATTATGTTAATTTTGCAACTTCGTTTGTGCATCCATTTTATGGTAAAATAAGTAAAGCGTCTGTTGTACTTGAGACTTCACCTAATGATAATATAGTTGATTTGTATGTTTTATCAGAAGGATCGGATGGTTTACCAACTCAGTCATCGGTATATTTAAAAAATGCGTTACAAACTGCTGTTACTAATATTAATACGGTAACAGATCAAGTTAGGGTAAAAGATGGCAAGATAAAATCACTTGATTTAAAAGCTGTAGTTGTTATTGATAGAAATGTTGATGCCAGAATAACAAAAAATAATGTTGATTTAGCAATAACGCTATTTTTTAATATAAACAATTTTAATATGGGTAGTCCATTATATATTTCTAAATTAATTGAAGCAGTTGAATCGGTTAGCGGTGTTAGATACATTGATTTAATAAATCCAAATAGAAATATATTAGCATCTGGATTATTAGTTTCTAATGATCAAAATTTGGTTAACATAGATGAGATTATTACACTTGGTAGTAGTCAAATTGATTATTATTATGATAGTATAAATGGATCTAAATTAGCATGACAGATAAATTAATTTATGATAATAAGTGCTGGGGTAGAACCGCTGTAGTTGGTTGTTTTAATAATGTGTTGGTACACCAAGCTTTTGTTGAGAAGAATGAATCTAGCGTTCATTTACATAATAATGATTTTAATGTTATAATATCAGTTACTGCTATTATTAGGATTTTGTTTTATGATGATGGACCAAAGGCTGAACCTACATCATCATTTGTTTTAGAACCTGGTTGTAAAATTGTTATTCAACCAAATAGAATACATAAGTTTGTGGTTATAGATCCTGGTGTTATATTAGAAATTTATTATTCATTAAATCATGAATTTGATATTAAGAGATTCGATGACTAAATTTATAAATAGTGATATTATTCTTTGGATTATAAATTTTGATCAAGATGATTTTTCGTATATTCATTATAGAATAGAATCAGCTTTAGATGCTATAAAATTATTTATTGAAAATGGTTTAGTTGATGTTGAAGATAATACTACTAAACAAGACGCTATTGATAAAATTTTAGACGCTTGTGCCAATAATATTTGTAAATCTAATGAAACACCATACGTTACATTAACTATAGGCGATGATAAATTAATACATATTAGAAGAATAGTATTAGATAAACATAATATCATTAATAGAATATTAACTGATGTATATTCAATTGTTGATGATTTCAATAGAAAAAGAATTGAAAGTGTATTTCAACAATCTAGTTGACTACCAATTTGATTTTTTAATTCTCTTACAAAATTTGCAACCATGACCGTAACATCATAGATATGACCTTTTAGATATACTGTCGGTGGTGTTGATTCATTAGGTTTTATCATTATAACAACATCCATGTGTTCAGGTATTTTTTCTTTGAACTCGTTTATTAGTGATGTTACGTGTTCATCAAATGTCTTTTCTGGTTGTTTGTTTTCTTGATCATCTAACTCTACATTTTGAGATTCTGTTGACATGGTTCAAACTCAAGTAATTGATTGTAATTTTGTTTACGAAATTTGTAGAAAACATTTTGAAAATTTTAATATAATATTAAAATTCCCAAAAAACACTCCACCACATCTTACTTACCAATGGCGTTTTATTAAAATATTAACAAATAAATTCGTAAAATGGAATTTTACAATAGAAGAAATAGATTTATTCATAAATATAGCAATTAAAAAACGTTATGTACAATTAAAAACTAGAGGATTAAGCGTACTAAATGATTCAGATATTATTGACGAATGTTACACTGAAGTTAAAAATCATGAAAATGTAGAAAATCAAGATATTGTATTATTGAAAAATACACATCAATGGTTAATTAAACAATTAAAAAATGATTCAGCAGTTGAACACTTAATAAATAGAAGAAAACCTGGCTCTTTCACCAATATAACTACATATTATCAATCTGGGTATTTAGTCAAATTGTATATAGCGTTTTCTAAATCGTGTTGTACAGCTTTAGAATTATTATCGCAAAGATGTCCAGAAGAACGAGAAAAATGCCCAAGTACATCTGCTTTGTACTTCATACGACATTATCAAAATCAATCAATTTTACCACAAATTAAAGAAATACTAGGGAGTGATTCGTATGTTTGAATCTGTTGTTGATAGATTTTTTGGTCACGACGATCATAAAAATTTTAAATTAAATGACTCATTTAAATCATATTATTCAAATAAAAATCCACAATTTGGATATAATGGTTTAGGAGAAACAACTTATTATAGAACATATTCACGAATAAAAGAAGATGGAACTAAAGAAAGATTTTTTGATACTGCTGTTAGAATAATTGAAGGAACATATGAAATACAAAGACGATATTGTAAATGGTTACATTTGCCATACGACATTGGTAAAGCACAAGAAAGTGCTCAAGAAATGTTCGAAAGAATGTGGGCATTTAAATGGCTACCGCCTGGACGTGGTATGTGGACTATGGGTACGCCATTCATGTGGAGATCTGGCGGAGCAAGCTTAAATAATTGCTTCAAAGGTGACACAGAATTTATCACTAGAGAAGGAATAAAGAAACTTGGTGATTGTGTTAATACAATCCAGAAAGTTTTAACATCTAATGGAAAATGGGTTGACGCTAAGATTAAGAGTTTTGGTATTCAACCATTACAAAAAGTCATTATCCGTAGAGGACGATGGCGTAAGTCGATTTTTGCTACAGCTGATCATAGGTGGTTCGTTCATTCTAAATCTAAGAAATTTGCAACTATTGGTGCTGCAGATAATTCTAAAAATGCTTGTATAAGAGAATGTATTACAAGTGAATTAGAATCTGGTGTTAGATTGTCGATGAATTTCGGTTCTGGTATTAATAACACTAATTTACGTCCAAGTGCTTTCGGAATAGCTCATGGTATTTGTTTTGGTGATGGTACTACAGGTAGTGATAATGAAAATCATGGAACATACTTGTATTTGTGTAAACCAAAAGACGAACAATTAGAAAAGTTTTTTTCTGCTTGTTATAAAACAGAAGCACCAGAAAAGGGTGAACATGGTGCAATAAGAGTTGCTGATTTACCAAGAATGTTTAGAAAAATACCAGATTTAAACGAATCTTCAACATATTTATATGGATTTTTGGTCGGATATTTTGCTGCTGATGGTGATGTTACAAATAATGGCACTGTAAGAATCGCATCATCTGAACGTTCAAATCTTGAATTAGTTCAATCTATTTGTGCTATTTTAGGAATAGGAACATATGAAATATCACAAGGATTGCAAACAGTTCATCACAAAGGAAAAATTAAGAAATTTGTCGGTTATCGTTTAACATTAATGGCTGAACATCTTAATTCAGAATTCTTTTTAATTGATGAACATAAACAACGATTTAATGCTAGAATTAAAACAAGTAGAAAGAAAATTCCTACATATCAATCGTGGTATGTAGAATCTGTTGAAGACACGCCTCTCATAGAAGAAGTGTTTTGCCCACAAGTTCCTGAAACTTATTGTTTCACATTAGCTGGTAATATTCTAACCGGAAATTGCGGATTTGTTTCTACCAATGATGAAATAGAATTAGATCCATCAACTCCATTTGCATTTGCGATGGACATGTTAATGCTGGGAGTTGGTATTGGATTTGATACCAAAGGTTCTGATCGAATTAAAATCAAGAAACCGCATGCTAAAACTACAAAATATATAATTGAAGATAGTCGTGAAGGGTGGGTTCATGCGTTATCGGATCTTATAAGATCATATACAATTAAACAAGAACTTGGTAATTTGCAATTTGATTATGGATTGATACGACCGAAAGGCAGTCTAATAAAAGGCTTTGGTGGAGAAGCATCTGGTCCAGAAGGTTTAAAAGAACTATTGGAATCAACTAATGAATTTTTAGCAACAAGAATTAAAACCAGATTAACAAGTGTTGATATAGCTGATTTGATGAATTTAGTTGGAAAATGTGTTGTCGCTGGTAATGTAAGACGCTCAGCAGAAATTGCTTTCGGATTTCCAAATGATATTGAATATAGATCAATGAAAAATCCAACTCGTGATTTAAATGCTGAAGAAATAGGTGAATTTTATAAAATAACTGGTAAATTGTATAGTGAAAACAGATATAAAGCTAATTTAGATGATTTTGAATTCACTAATATTGACAGATCTAAATTATCTAGAGCCATAGAAGTATGGAATGCGATGAATGATCGTCGATGGGCGTCCAATAATTCAGTTTTTTCCGAAGTTGGTATGGATTATACAGAAGTTGGACATTCAACAGCGTTAAATGGAGAACCTGGTTACATCTGGCTCGATAATATGCGAGATTTTGGTAGGATGAAAGATGGTCGTCAACCAGGAATAGATGGTAGAGTGATGGGTAGTAATCCATGTGTTTCTGGAGACACAAGAATTCAAACTAAAGATGGAGCGTTTAAAATAATAGATTGCGTTGATAAAGAAGTTGAAGTGTGGAATGGTCAAAAATGGTCAAAAGTTACACCGCGTAAAACTGGTACAAATAAATTTTTAAGAAGAGTTAAATTGTCAGATGGATCTTATCTTGATGCCACACCAAATCATAGATGGTCAATTGTTAAAGAATCTGGTGAATTAGCTGAAATTGAAACTGATTCTTTAATGGCTAATGATAAACTTGAAACATTTTCATTGCCTGTTATTGATGGTGTATTAAGTATACCTGATTTGTTGGGTAAATTGGCTGCTGGTGATAATACTGTATTTCATGAAGTTGTTGATGTATATGGTGAAATTGTAGCCAATGAATTATTAGACAATCGACAACCATTGCCAGATGTTATATTTACAATGGGTACTAATGATTGTTCTAAATTTTTATTGGCTTGGGCTAAAACAAAAGGTGTTGTTGCTATTAGAGATTCGTCTATTATATTAATTTCGATATCAAATCGTAGATTACATGAATTACAAATTTTGGCGAGACGTGCTGGGCAATCTGATACTATTATACATTCTGATTCTTTGATTATACGTAACATTTCTGGACAATTAGCTGTTCTGTCTGGTTGTAAAAATGACGCTGAACCAATAATAAATGAACAATTAGTTGTTTCTGTTGATATTATAGCTGGTACACATGATACATATTGTTTTGAAGAACCAGAATTACACAAAGGAGTGTTTAATAATGTGTTGACTCATCAGTGTGTTGAACAAACTCTAGAGAGTTATGAATTGTGCAATCTTGTAGAGACTTTCCCTGTTAAGAATGACGATGAAGTTGATTATATGCGTACCATTAAATATGCGTATTTATATGGTAAAACAGTAACTTTATTGCCGACTCATAATGATCGTACAAATAGAGTTATGTTACGCAATCGTCGTATTGGATTGAGTCAATCAGGTATTGTTCAAGGTTTTGAAAAATTTGGTCGTCGCCGATATATTGATAATTTTTGTGATGCGGCTTATAGTGAAATTAAACGTTGGGATAGAATTTATTCTGAATATTTGGTATGTAGACAAAGTATTAAAGTGACTAGTATTAAACCAAGTGGTACTGTTAGTTTAATAGCTGGTGTAACTCCTGGTATTCATTTTCCAGAAGCTAGAAGTTATTGGCGTAGAATGCGTTTGGCGGCTAATAGTGTTTTAGTTAAAGTTTTGAAAGATGCTGGATATCATGTTGAACCTGCTATGACAGACCCAGATAATACTGTTGTTGTGACATTTGGGGTTGAAGATGTTGGTGTTAGGCCAATTATGGATGTTTCGATATGGGAACAAATGGACAATGTTGCTGCTATTCAACATTATTGGGCTGATAATGCAGTTAGTGTGACTATTCAATTTAAACCAGAGGAAGCTAAAGATATACCAAAGATTTTAGAACATTATGAAGATAGAATTAAAGCTGTTAGCTTTTTACCACATTCTACACATGGTTATGTTCAGGCTCCATATGAACAAGCTAAAAAAGAAGATGTTGTTGCATATAATTCAAAATTAAAACCAATAGATTTTTCTTTGATGTTTGAAGAAGCAGTTGGTGAAAAATTTTGTAGTAATGATACTTGTGTTATTGGTTAATTATTATAATAAATATGACAATGGCGTAAGAATATTCTTACGCCATTGTCATATTTATCTCAGTGTTTAATGTTTTTTAAACATTTCATGAATGATGTATTATGCAAATTCAAATCGTAAATAATAATTATATTTACTTCAATAATATAACTGATGAACATAATAGTATATTATTTAATGAAATGACATTTGTTGATCCAAATGCAAAGTATATGAATCAAAATAGACCATGGCAAGGTAAGTTTAGAAAATATGATTTAATAAATAAAAAATGTCTATTAACATTTTTACCAAGAATTGTTCATATTTGTAAGAAAAATAATATTCCATTTGTGATTGAAGATTTAAGAGATAAATGGAATTATTATATAGTTGAATCAGAGCTTATAAATGAAAATTATTTACCAGGAATTAAATTAGAAGATTATCAGATTGCCGCAATTAAAAAAGCATTGCAAATAGAGTTTGGAATATATAAGGCTGTAACTGGTTCTGGTAAAACTGAAATGATAGCCGGAATTTGTAAATCTATAAATTGTCCTACTGTTATATTAGCTGATATGACAGTGGTTGTCAGCCAATTAAAAGAAAGATTGCAGTTACGTAATGTTGCTGAAGAGATAGGCTTATTTTTTGCTGGTGAAAAACCAAATGGTGAAATGATAGTTGTTGGATCTGTTCAAAGCTTGGCTGCACCATCTGAAGTTGGTCCGTCTCCAAGTATTGTTGATTTTCCTGATGAAAAGAAATATGAAAAAGCTGTTCAAAAATGGCAACAAAAACGTGATGCGTATAATACTAGAAAGAGAAATTATAGATTTTTAATAGAATATATTAAAAAAGCTGAAATGCTAATAGTAGATGAATGTGATAGGTCTGCTTCTGACACTTACAAGAAAGTCATTAGAACACATTTTAAAGGTAGAAGAAAATATGGATTTTCAGCTACTCCATATGATGATTCTAAACCAATAAAGAATATAAATATTGAAGAAAATTTTGGCCCTATTGTTTTTGAAATGAATAGAACAGAAATTGAAGATAGGGGTCGTATTATACCATGTAAGTATCGATCAATAGTATATGAAGATCCAATGTATGATTTACATAATAAAATTACATTGGATGAAGCTACTAATATGTTTATGGTTAATAATAATAGATTTCATGATATTATTTTTGGTATTTGTAATGTTCATAAAGGTGAACGAAATATGATATTAACTGAGAGAATTCCTCTTGGTGAAAATCTTTTAGCTCGTGCACAAGAATTAGGTTTAAATGCTCGTTTTATTTATGGTTTAACTTCTAAAACAGAAAGAGATAAAATTATAAATGAATTTTCTAAAGGACAACTTGATGTTTTGATTGGTGGTAAAATAATAAATCGTGGTCTTGATATTAAAGGTGGAGTTGATAATTTAATAATAGCCACTGGTGGTAAATTGAGGTCAGATTTTCTACAAAAAATTGGTAGAGCATTAAGAGTAAACAATCGTGGATTTAGTTATGTTTATGATTTTTTATTTAGGTGCAACCATTATCTATATGAACATTCAAAAGCCAGATTATTGACGATAATTGATGCTGGATATGAATCAAAAGTTCTATTTGGGTATACTAATTTAGATGGTAAAGAATTGGTTAGAAGAAATTTTAAATCTCCATCTAGACAATGTAATAAAAAATAGTGTATCCATAGCTGATTTTTGTTAATATACAATAATAGCTATATTAAACGACATATTGTGCTTGTGAATAAATATTCATAGATTTAATATGTTGTTAACTCTAAATTTGTATATAATCTATGAATATTACTCCTGATTTAATAGAATCTAAGAAGAAACATTATTTTATAAATGAAATAGTTGAATGGAAACTAACAAAATATATATGGACAGGATGTACAGATGTTGTTCTTCGTGATTCTATAATGACACATGCCACAGAATTGATAATACAATTAATAAGAAAACAAGGATTGTTTCAAATTTATCGTGGCCATGATCCGAGTGCTTTTAATGAATTGGTTCATGTTGCGTATATGCAAATTGAACGAACATTGTATAAATATAGAGCACAAGCACATTGTAGAAATTGTTTTTCATATGATAGACCAAATGCTAGTATATTATACAAGCCAGCAATATTTGAATTTGGCATTATTAAACCAACAGCTTTAGCTTTAAGAATTCAAAAATGTCCATATTGTAATGTAGTATTAAATAATTTACAACCAGTAGAACCAGAACAAGGATTGTATGGAGGAAGTTGGTCTATATTATATAGAGGAATGTCCAAAGTTTTTAATATGTGGAGTCAAGTATCCAGAACTGTAATATTAGCTCATGTTAAAAAAGACACTAGAGATTTAAGAAATAATGATAATTATACAGATTTTATAAATAGGAAACAATTATCTGGTGATAATTCTCATTATAATAAAATAATGCAAGAAGTAAAAGAATATTTATGGTTTAATCCAGAATATTGCAGAATTGTTGATGCTTTGATAGAATTGTCCTCTGAATTAGATCCAGATAAAAATTTTAAAAAGAAATTATCAAACATTGCTAATGTTGACAGGAAAATGGTTGATAATTCATTGATGTTGATTAGAGTCATTATGTCAGAATGTATAGATGGCTTTAAACATAAAGATTTAAAATGTGTTGATGAAGCTATTTTTTAATAACATATAATGAAATTAAATAAAATTACTGACGGTGCATTCTTTCCTTATAAATGGGGAGATAGAGTCAGTATGTTTATTGATGCAAAGGAACGTGATAAATGGTTACAGAGAACAAACAAGAATGGGTTTTATGTGAATTCTCAAAAATCGCCCCATCGTTCGAAAAAATCGAAGAAAGCCTCAAAGAAAAAGGCATAATTATATCACCTTCTGATTATTTACAAGCTTGTAAAACAAATGGTTTAACACCAGATATACATCAGACATTCATAAAGATAAACGAGGGTGTTGCTACACTTGAAGATATAAATTTAATATTATGTGATGTTGGATCTTCTGTACAAGAACGAATATTAAGAAGAGTACGTAAAAATCCAACAGAAAAACATCTAACTCATGGTGGTCATCAAAGACTCAGTGGACCTAATTTATCGGGTAGAATAACACCAAAAAGAAGTAGAAGTGGTCATACTCAATCACATGGTAGAGGTAAACACGCACATGACAGAAGCACCAAAAAACAACGACGAACTGCAAGAACTGTTGATGAATCTGGACCAAATAATGGAACAGAATCAACCACAGAATCAACCACAAACTATTCAACAGAATAATGAATTTAATCAAGACACACAAATAATAAAACAAAATACTAATGTACAAAAAGAAGAATCAGATGAATTTGATAAATTTGTTGTTGAAAAAGTACAATTAGTAACAGAAACAATATTGTCTAATTGTTCAGAAGATAGAGCTAAAGCCACTCAAATAATTGAACGAATTGAAACAATTATAGCTTCTCAGGATAGAATTATACAGGGCGGCACTATTTCTAGATTGTTGCAGGCGATCCAAACTCGTGCTGATATAAATACAACTGCTGTAAAAATGATGGAAGCATGTGGTAAAATATTATCAGCTAGAAAATCTGGGTCTAAAACTACAATTACTAATAATAATCAACCTACAAATAGTAGTAATACATTAATAAATATATTACAACAAGGTATTGATGCAATGGGTAAGTAATGAATATAACTGAAGAAATATTAGCATGCCAAAAATCAATAATTCATTTTTTATCACAACATTGTAAATTGCAGCATCCATCTGCTGGTATGCTTCCATTTATACCTTTTAAATATCAAATAAAAGCAATAAACGCTTTTAATCAGCATAGATTCAACATAGTCAGAAAATGTAGACAATGTGGACTTAGCCAAATTGCTGGTGGTTATGCTTTACACCAATCTATGTTTTATCCTTATCAAACGATCTTAGTGGTATCTAAAAAAGAAGACGATGCTAAGAATTTTTTAAAGAGAAACATTGGTTTTTTGTTTAGTAATTTACCACCATGGATGCAAGAATTGTGGGCTCCACTTAAATGGAATGAACACGAGATTGAATTTCCAAATCATAGTAGCATAAAATCATTAACCAGCAGCCCTAATGTGTTACGATCACATTCCGCGTCATTGAACATAATTGACGAAGCTGCGTTTATACCATCGATGGATTCCATGTGGGCAGCAGGTTGGTCATGTGTAACTGGTGATACACTATTGTCAACAAACAATGGTTTAACTAGAATACAATCATTGGTTAAAAATTCTGACCAATGGCAAGATATTGATATAAATGTTAATACCGATGAAGCAATTGAAAAGTCTGATAAATTATATCTATCAGGACATACCCCAATAAGAAGAATTAAAACAGAACTTGGATTAGAAATTGGTGCCACAGGTAATCATAGATTAAGAACCGTAACACCAAATGGTGATTATGAATGGTTATATGTAGATAAAGCTTGCGTTGGACAGTATGTTGTAATAAAACTTGGTCAAATTCCAAATATGAAAGAAATGAACCAAGAATTATATATGGCTGGTATAATATTAGCAAGAGCCACAAAAGTCGGAGATGAAATCCACACTAAATTTAATAGTCAATTATTGACATCCGAATTTGTTCAAGTATGTAATGAAATATTCGGAGAAGATGGATTTATTATTAATAAACGTCAATTGAAAATTAATAATCCAATAATATTTGACATTATTAATAAGTATAATATTGATATCACTACACCAATTGTTGATCGTGAATTATCAGATGAAATATTATCATTGGGTAGAGATAATTATTATCATATAATATGTGGAATTATAGATGCTCAATCAGCTAGCGGTAAAAGAATAGGTGCGATTTTTGATAGTCATAAATTAGCTAGAAATGTTCAAGATATATTATTTGATTTTGGATTTCCGATTTCGATTGGAATAACGTCAGCTAATCAATGGCGTTTAATAATAATTGATTCTGATATTGGAAATGAATTTTCAAATCATTTTTATTCTACAAGAAATGATTTAAGATTGTGTGCTGAATCTGGTCAGTCATTAAATACTGATCATCCAATAATGGTATACATGTTCGAACAAGAATGTAATTTATTGATAAAAGAATACCCTAATGATTCTGATATTAATAAATGTGGATCATATGGTAGAATAAGATATAATGATATTCAAAATATGTTGTCATACAATATTGGTGACATAAATTCGTGGCTGGTTTCTAAGAATTTATTTGTTGATAGAATAGTTTCAATAAAAGAAGATACAGCAGAAACATTTGATATACAAGTCCCAAATAGGAATTGTTATGTTTCAAACAGTTTAATAAGTCACAACACTTTACAACACGGTGGTAAAGTAATAGTCATTAGTACTTTGAATGGTATGGGTGATTGGTATCATCGTACTTTGAAAGGTGCTGAAAGGGGAACTAATGGATTTAATTTAATAGAAATAAATTGGTATGACATGGATTGGTCTATAGAATATAAAGATAAGGCAACGGGCGAACATTTAAAAATTGCACCATGTGATGGTATAAGACAATGTTCTAATCAAATTGAAGTTGAAAAATATGGTAAATACTGGTCGCCGTGGTTAGAATCACAATATATTGCATTGGCTGAAGATGGTGAAACATGGAAATTTGATCAAGAAGTTTTAGCCAGAGTTGTTAGTTCTGGTAAAACTGTCGTGCCTGCTAAAAATTTGGATGTTGTAGAACAAACAGTTATTAAACCAATTGAAATAGCTTCTGGTATTAGACAGTATGTTCACCCAATTAAAAGAACACCAATAACATTAGATTATGACTTTGAAAATGAACACGGTTTGTGGTTTTGGGAAAAACCAATAAAAAGAGCACCAGGATATCCTAATGGATATGATTATGTTATGGGTGTTGATACAATGACAGGTCGTGGAGACGATTTTAATTCATTAGAAATATTTTGTATACAAACTCAAGAACAAGTTGCTGAATTGTCAATGCGTTGTATACCTAAATTGTTAGCAGCTTATATTGACATGCTTGGTAGATATTACAATACAGCATGTGTAGCTATTGAACGAAACAACGGTGGTGATGGTGTTATTGATGAATTAAGATTGGAATATGGCTATCCTAATTTGTGGCGTAGAATTGTTCATCCTGATAAAGTAAATGCTGAAGCTAAAATTGAACCGGCTGGGTTTTTTACTAATGAACTTAGTAAAATAGCATTGAATAAATTATTAATAAATTTAGTTGGTGCAGAACAAGGAATTATAATTAAAAGTTCAAGACTACATGAACAATTATGTACTTATATAAATCATAGAGATAAAAGTGGTAGAATAACTGGTAAAACTGGAGCTGAAATTGGTTGTCATGATGATAATGTTAGTGCATTGGGCATATGTTTATACGCAATGGTAAGTAATCCAGATCCATCAAAAAGCATAGTATTACCATTTAAAATAGATTTAGATTTTGATTTTAACAATGAACAAATAATTGAGACATTAGATCAGAATTTAATTCAGCCTGTAAGTAGTGATATTGATGTGATAAATTATTCTGACAATAGTTTGTCACTATTTACTCAATCATTAACTGCTGCTCCTAAAAAAACTATTCCAGCAGTTATCACAAAAAAGAACTATTTTAAATAATATACGTACCCGAATTAAAATTAGCTATAGAACATCATTAAATATGATGAAATTTAAGTAAATCAGAAATTTATTTAAATTATAAAGATTATTAATATTTAATAATATAAAGTTGGTGAAAATATGCCTAGTAATTGGTTAATGTTTGATAGGTTACGAGCATTTATGTCTGGGAGCGGTGTATTCCAGCATGAAAACTTGTTACAAAATCAACCATCATTAGATAATTTATCTAGTAGTGGTTCAGAACGTAGCGGCATACAATCAGCCATATTACAAAGTGTACAAATTAATTATTATAGACGAGAAAGATATCGCGACTATGATAAAATGGATGAGATGGGTGAAATTAGTTTAGCACTGGATATATATGCAGACGAATCATCAATAATAAATCCAGAAACTGGTTCTATAGTACAAGTAAAAGGAACTAAAACACATGTTAAAAAGAAGGTAGAAAAATTATTTAATAAAACATTGATGTTAGATCATCAAATAAGACCATTAATTAGATATCTATGCAAATATGGCGATGCACCATTCAGAATAATAATAGATAAAGATAGAAAATCTGTAATGGGTTTAAAAAGATTAGATGTATACAATTTTACTAGAATAGAAACATCAACCGGAGATTTGGTAGCTTTTCATTATGCAGATCCTGAAACCAATACATCATATTTTCTGCATCCGTGGGAAGTAATTCATTTTAGATTAACAAATTACGAAGCATCTTTTCATCCATATGGTAAATCTATAGTTGAAGGTGGTAGAAAAGCTTTTAAACAACTATCATTGATGGAAAATTCTGCAGTAATTTATAGACTTACTCGTGCTCCACAAAAAAGAAAATTCAAAATTCCAATTGGACAATTACCAAGTCAACAAGTTCCAGAATATCTTCGTAAAGTTGCGGCGATGTTTAAATCTAAAAGATTTTATAATCCGCAAACCGGTGAATTTGATGAGAGATATTCACCATTAACACAAGAAGACGATTTCTTTTTACCAGTAAGACCTGACGGATCTGGACCAGATGTTGATACTTTGCAAGGTGCTGATAATTTAGGTCAAATAGAAGATATAGAATATTTCTTAAAGAAAATGGTTGCACCAACAAAAATTCCAATATCAAGACTTGGAATTGGTGATGTGTCAGCAGATGATTCAAAACCTGTAAGTCAAATAAGTAGTGAATTTGCTAAAAATGTTGGCTGGGTACAACAAGCAGTAAGTGTTGGTCTTACTAAATTAGCATTAGTAGATTTAGCATTAAAAGGTTATCCATTAGAAGATCTTGATTCTTTTTGGGTAACATTAATGGTAAGTTCAGCAATGGAAGAATTATATAGAATAGAAACATGGCAAACCAGAGCCAATATTATGGCTGATTTGAACGAATTAAGTTGGTTTCCTAAAGAATGGATTATAAGTAAATTCACTGATTTAAGCCCAGATGAGATAGAACAAATGATGATGAACAGTGATGCAGCAGATTCTAGTGTTCCAGAATTAAATGGCGGTGGAATAGGAGGATTGGGTGGACTTGGTGGTGATGAACTTGGCGGTGAAGGATTAGGTGGTGATGAACTTGGTGGTGAAGGATTGGGCGGTGATGAACTTGGTGGTGAAGGATTGGGCGGTGAAGGATTGGGCGGTGAAGAGTTGGGCGGTGAAGAGTTGGGCGGTGAAGGATTGGGCGGTGAAGAATCTATTTTAGGTGAATCTTATAATAGAGATTTTGCGAGAATTAAGAAAATAGAATATGATTTAAATATTCAAACTAAAAAAGAAAAATTTTTAAGTTTATTAAAATCATATAAGAGTGACAGAGATAATGCTATATCTGAACACATTATTAATAATGGTGAATTAAAAGGATTGACAACTAGTTTGCCGTTAGTAAATAAGATTATTGTTGAGAGCATAGATGAAGGTGAAAGAGATGAAGCTTTGTTTTATAATTATCAAATTGATGATTCAGAATTTAAATTTGGTCCTCCAATAAAACTTACTGATATTCAAGCTGCTTATAAACATTCATTAACTCTTGAACAAAAAATTTTAGATGGTGACAGGATTAATGCTATAATAATAACTGAAGCTATTGATCAAAGTAAGATAACACAATCAGATGTAGATCAATGCGTTATAAGTTAATGTCCCATCTTGACAAATATAATTCAGTCATAAATTGGCTGTCGTAACAATTTGATAGGATATTTGCGAAAATGTCGGCATACCAAAAAGCTCAACAGGTTGAAGCACGAAAGATTGTTAGATTCATTAATAATGGACTTAAGACTCAGTTAAATGAAGCTGTGAATTGCGTTCGTAAAGCTGGTGAAGCATGCAATCGTGTGTGGAATCTAATCACTTTAAATAAAAATGAAATATTATTTGAAGATGTTCAATCAAATCAATTTTTTATGGCTAATTACAGCATTAAGCCTGAGCCTAAACTTATTGATATTAAACCAATTGAAATAGTTGATGAGCAAAAAGTTGACTCATTTTTCGATGCTTGTAAATTATTAGTTGAATCAATAGAATCAAATAATAAAAAATCAATTGCATCGGCATTTGGGATAATGTCTTCGCAACGATTTACTTCAAAGATTATACCAGAGAGTAATCAAATTAAATGTAAAGATGGTGAAGTATATAGATTACCTGTATCTGAGTCTAAAATCTTCACCAATAATGATATCAAAAAGATAATTAAAGAAGCTAAAAAACACTATAATAGTGGTTTAGTTTTATCAGAAGGTAAGATTGTAGCTTTTAATTCAACATCTGAAAAACCAAAGATCAATTCTTGGATTCCTAGAAAAGCAGCAACGCGATCAATGAAAAATATCGCATTGAATGCTCATAATAATCAATTGTTTAGAAATACTATACTTGAATCTGCAACGTTACTAGCAGAAGGCCAAATAGAAAAAGCCGCTAAGAATATAGGCAGATTATTACAAGTTGATGAAGAATATACTTTATTAACAGAAAGTGAAATAAATTCTGTTATTAAAAATTGTTTAGCCACATCAGCAATATTTAATGATAAATTGGCCAATGATTTATCATTAATGACACATAAATTAAATTTGAAACTTAATAAAAATACATTTATTAATGAATGGAAGAAAATAGCAAAAGTGGCTGGTTCTTCTATATTATTAGAAAATGTCAACAAACTTGAATCATCGCCAAATTTTGAAAGATCACATGAAAAATTTATGGTCGCTGTTCTAGAAACGGCTGGCGGACGTGATACACAAATCACTATGCTCCGTACGACATTAGAAAAATTTGCCAATGATGTTACTGGTATCAAAAATGATCCAGGATTAAGCGAAAAAATGAATGGACTTATAGGCAAATTGAAGTCTGGAACAGTTGATGAATCAACACTATTCGAAGCTGAAGATGTAGTTGCTGCAGTTGGTGATGAATTACGCGACACTGAATCAATGAACGATTTTGATGTTGATGAACCTGATTTAAGCACACTTGATGATGAATTAGAAGATATTCCAGGAGATGTTCCAGACGATATAGCAAATGATTCAGGAACATCACAACAACCAGTAATAAACATAAACAGTCCACTGATTCAGATTGGTGGAACTAGCGGATCTCCTGATGCTAATTCTGGAGCAACATCAGATTTGAATGATGATGTTTTGGACGATTTATCAAATGTTGATACAACAGGATTAGGAGAAACTGGAGAAACTGACGAAACTGGAGAACCAGATCTTGAAACAGATCCATTAGCAACAGGAGATTCTGATAATCCATTTGATGCATTAACTTCACCAGAAGATGAAGAAGAAAATGATGATAGTGGATTATTTGAATCAAAAACAATGCTTAAATCTCCAAAAATTAATGAATCTTTAACTAATTATGGTTATAAATTCTTAAAAGAAGCTAAACTACTTGATAAAGTAGTTGAATCAATGGCGATAGCAGTTAATGCGTCAAATGGTAGAATTGAATTAGAACAAATAGCTGAACATGTAATATCAGAATTAGAAATATCAATTCCATCAAAATCAAGATGGCAAGCTGTTCAAGAAGCGGTGGAAGCTTATGAATCATCACCAGATGTCGATGGTAATATAGAAGATATTGATGAATCAGAGTGTAATGAAGCAGCAAACAATTTGCCGTTTGCTAGTTCAACACCAACAAGTGTAGAAAAGAAATCGCAGTTGCAAGCTGGTAAAACACCGCCGCAAGCAGCAAAGCATGAATTAAGTGAAGATCAAATATTTACAGCTCATACTAATAAAATTGGACCACAAAAAACAAAAATTGGACCAACTTTAGAATGGACTTCAATAGGTGATAATACAAGCACAGGGATTTGTGAAGGAATAAAATTTATAATTGACCATGGTAAAAATGGGTCAATGGTCGTAAAAAATGAAAATGGTTCAGCTACAATTCCAGTTCCTAAACCGCTTTTGGAAAGTGCACTAGGAAGCATGAATTTAGCAGAATCAAATCCATCAGAATTTAACAAATGGTTGGTTAGAATCACTGAATCAATAAGACCAATATCAGAATTGGAAGATGATGATTTAGATGATGAAATTGATAATTATGATGAAGAAACAGATGAATTTGAAACTGATCATGATTATGAAACTGATGAAACTGATGATATGGAACAAGTTGATGACGTTGATGACGTTGATGACGTTGATCTAACTGATGACGTTGATGACGTTGATGACGTTGATGACGTTGATGACGTTGATGACGTTGATGACGTTGATGAC